CTTTAGATGTTCCGCCGTCCGTCTCTACTTTTCCGTCGCCGCTTCTCGCTTTCATCAAGGACGCGTACTCGTGTACTACGTCCCCAGTCAAATCAATCGAACCAACGCCGTCGCAATACCATTTGATCCATTCAAAATGGTGTCTTTCCCACATCTCTGGCTCGACCCTGCAGTCGGTGGAAATGGAGAACTTACCATCGACTTCATGCACTACAAAGGTTACCTCGATCTTCTCGCCAACGACTCTCTTGGCCAAGTCTACCTTGCGGTCTTCAATAAACTCCAAGCGCAGACTGGCTCTCAGCCAAGCGTCTCGATCAAGGTTTCTGTGAGCTTCGACAATCCGGAGTTCAAGATCCCAAGACCCGGAGGCACTAGCTTTTCGCAGTATCGCAAGAGCATTCGACCTCAATCAGGTATCCTTGGTGCTGTCACCGATGGAATGAAGAACGTCCTCGACCAGCTCACCCCTGAGAACGTGGTGAGCGACATCATTTCGATCCTCGATAAACCGCAAGTGCCCGTCCCACCCGAACAAGTCACCGTCAAACACATGGGAAACATGAATTATGTTGTCGGAGCCGAACAAATCGACAAGATGATCTTCTACCCAAGCAAACAGCAGCTGACCGACAAAGAGCATTTCGACATGTCCAATAGTTCAGACACTCGCCTCTCACATCACATCTGTGAGAAGTGGTCCTATCTGACCTCCATCAATTGGGCATCCTCGCAAGCTCCCGGAACCGTCCTCTGGCAAACTAGCGTCGGACCAATGGCCTCGACTCCCGTTCACACACACACACCTGGCACTGAGTGGGTTCCGCCTGAGATGGATTATTTCTGTCTCGGATTTAAGCACTGGAGAGGCTCGATGATTTTTGGATTCGACGTCGTCTCGTCCAACTTCCAAGAAGGACGCCTCGATTGGACATTCCATCCGAACTCAAGCCCAGCCCCTGCCGACTACAACACCTCGCTCTCCCAGTACGCTGCCTCATACTACGTAAGATCTAGTGACAACGGCGGTGCAATCCGAACGCCTTACCTTGGTGATAAACCATGGAAGATGATCTGGACAGGAGAACCACTCTCTGCCAACCCCTCTGACGACTCATTTCGATTCCAAGATTTCTTCGCCGGAACCGTCGCACTTCGAGTTGGAGCCGCC